GTCTTGCTCTAATATAATATAAGAGCAAGACAATAATTGTATATTAATCAATTATTAACGATCTGTGTTGATACCCAAAGAGTTGGAACCAAGACCATTGAAACCAAAGCGTTCAGCTAAACGATATACGTCACCAGAATCTACTCTCCAAAGAAGAAGATTGAAGTTAGTAGCTGTTACTTTACCAGTTACAGGATCTTGAATTGGGTTGATTGGGTTTTTAACTTCGATGTTGTAATTCCATTTACCACCAGTAGAGGATTTGTGACCAAATACTGTTTTGATTACTTTGTAGATATCAATATCTACGGAGAAGTAAATTTGTGGACGAGAGAATTGGGAAGGAGCTGTAGTTACTTCGTTAGTAACAGCATTCCAGTTAATACCACCATTACGGTTGAATGCATTGTTAGGTAAGAAGTCTTCTAATTTGCTTTGACCTTCGGCAGTCAATTGAATGTTTTTCCAGTTACCAGTTGGGTTGTTCAAACGATTTGCCAAGCTAAGACGGCTAGCAATATCATTCATATTTTTACCACTGTTAGCATCTTCTACTGCATAGCAACCAGATGGATCTTTAGATTTGTCGGAAGACAAGGAGAAGAAGATACGGGATTGGATACGACCAGTTTGAGGATCTAATTCCAATTTGGAACCAAAGAAGTCATCGAATACGGAATAGAATAAACCGTTTACTACTTTGGACAAGTCACTCAAGGACATGTAACCAGCGGAAAGAAGTTCTGGGAAAGTTGCTTTTTCTTCTAGTTCGATTCGTTCTTTCTTGGAATCAACTTTTTCGTTTGGTTTAGCATTGTTAAATAATTCAGCCATTTGTTTTTCCTCCTAATATATTAGAAAATGGACTTAGGTTAATATAAATCGATGGAGGCCTACCATCACTAACCTGGAAAATATATAGAAACACGATAAAAAATATCGTGAGACTAACTTAGATTCATAAACTTCGAAAATTCCTCTTCTGACATTGTGTCATCTTCAGAATTTCCGATTTTCATTAGATCCAAATCTTTAACTACTTTAAGTTTCAAAATAGCAATCTCATCATTATCAAATTTAATAAGTACTATTTTGTACTTAGGATCATTATTTCTAATAGTAGAGATGTGGTCATACTCATATTTCTTGAATCCAACCTTATCTAATTCGATATATTTTAACTTATAATCTATATCGTTATTAGTTAATATAACTGGATCTCCTAGAGTTGTATAGCATAGGATATATAGTAGATTGATTAAGGAATTATATTTAGCCTTTTTAAATTCATCTTCGGTCTTATAATCGCCTATTACTAATTCACCATATAGTTTTACGAATTCATCGTAGCTCTCTACTCCAACCATAGGGAAGCAATTTAAAATAGTACATAAATTACCATTTATAAAGGTACTATCTAAATTATTGTATATAGTTGAAAACTTTATTGTTATTGGACCTTCAGAACCATTTACTGGATCTTTTGTTTTAAAGGTTCCTGATAAGTCTTCAATACCTATTAATCCCTTTAAGGATTCATAGTTATCTTCATAATACAAATACGATATGCCTTTAAATTTAGTATCTATAACCTCATCAGGATCATAGATAATTTCTGGAATGCTTCCTTTTAGATTGAATCTATCAGTATTGATTATAGAACTTAACGGCATTAGTTGATATGATTCAAATATAGATAGTGGGCTCATAGCATCTTTATAAGCCTTTTTATCTTTAAAATCAACTCCTAGAGCTCTAGATGCTAATCTATCTAATTCTTTAGATAAAGATATAATAACAATATCAGCATCTTTGATATCTTCTGGAACATAATCTTCTTTGATGTATTTATTGAATATTAGAAATATGCCGTTCTCTTTTGTTTTAGTATCTACACATACTTCTACAGTACAAACACCCTTTGGAGTTAGAGCTGTGTAGAAATCGAATAGTTCGGATTCTTCTATCTCGAACATTCTTTTATTTTCATCTTCTATAGGAACTTCGCCAAAGTCTTCTACATATGCAAATATCTTACCATCTTTCATTTCAGATATGGCTCTGATTAATTTTGGGTAAGTAGCTTTAATAGAACTTCTTCTTGTAGATAGATAGAACTTCCTGCCTCTAAAGTATTTAAAGTTTCTTTCCATAGTAAAAAAATACTTCCTTTCTTTTTAAATTTGTTTTTATTTTTTAAGAATACGTTATTAACTGTTTAACTTTATATATTCTCATAATTATAGTGTATAATCAAAATGAAATTTAAAAGGAAGTAAGGAAGAGGAATGACCCTCTTCCTTATTAGTTATTTACTTGGATTTAATAGATTATAATAAGAATCAAAAGTTTCTAAATCTTTATCTTTATTTAAAGTATCAGATCCTCTAGAGTTATCCATTCCTTTAACTGGAGTAGAAGTAACAAATTCATTTACTGTTACTAGAGTTAGATATGGTATTAAAGATTTATGCTCGCCAATTAATTCCATATTAGGCTTTTCTTCAAATAGAGTAGAGGCTCTAGTATTACAGATTCCAATATTTCGAACTAAACTATCATACTCATCACCATCGAAAGTTCCTAGATTATAAACAATATATTTATCAGGAGACTTCTTAGAAAGTAAAGTATCAATATCTTTAACTCTAAATGAAGCATTATTATATTTCTCAATCAATACCTTCAAAGTATCAGAAATATATAATCTAAAATCAGCAACCAATAACTCTTTATTTTTAGAAGTAGTAAGCTCAGAGCTATTTTTGGATACCATAGATTCTATTTTACTAGCAATATCTTTCTTCAACCCTTTAGTAGTTGGTAATAGATACAAACTAAATTCACAAGTACTTAATTCATACCATTCTTTTAGTTTATCTAAAGAGATAGATTTAGCAAGTTGTTTATCTATAATAGGATAAATAGGTTTGCCATCGACAAAACCATCTAAGGATAATAGGACTTGTGGAATTGTATCTAGAGTATCTTCCTTATGTTTACCATTAATGGTCATTACATAAATACCATCTACTGGCAATTTGAATTCTACATCTTCAGTTAAATGATTATATACTGGCATAGAACCAATGTTTACATAATTGCAGATAACTTTATCCTTCAAGAAAGAATCAGCCATCTTAGAAGCAGCGGCTCTATAATAATCATTGAATTCTACACTAGGATTCCAACCTAATCTAATAAGATCATTACCAACTTCTACATTCCATTTATTCAAAGTATATTCATTTAAGAATTTAGTAGAAAGTTTAGCAACTTCTGTAACCCATTCATTCTTTTTAAATGTAGTCTTTAATCCACTGCAAGATCCTTTGTAATCATTATACCACTTAATAGCAAATACATTATTACTCTTAGGAGAGTTTTGTAACAATGTTTCTATTTCAGTATAATTGAGCATTGGAGCAAATACAGATCTAAAGTTTGGTTCTTGAAGATAATCAATTCTATCTTCTGCAGATTGTACTGTATGATCAATCATTTCAGATTCTACTAAAGTCTTACTATTTAAAGATAATACAGAGTATGCTTTCTTAGCACAATATAAAGGATCGAATGATTCTCTAATATTGTTATTAGCTGCATCTATATATAAACCAGGATCTGGAAGATTGGATTCATTAATATCAAATTTGATAGGATCAAATTCTCTAATTCTTCTTCTAAAGTAATCCATTAGATCCACATCATCACCAGACTTTTCTATTATAGAAAGAGTAAACTGAATAGCATCGATCATTTTGAAATTACTAAACAAATCAAAGATCTTAGATTTTTCATGTCTAGCCAACTTTCTAAAGATCTGTAAGAAGAATGAATCACCTTTAATTACAATAGGATACGTAAATAGTTTAGGATGAACGTCAAATACTGGTAGAGATTCATTACACATTTCTACAACAACCTTACGTTGTTTAGAATAAGTATTGATTAACCAATAGAAGAAGTTATTCATAAACTCTTTAATCTTGAATTTAAATTGAACAGATTGTTGTCCATACAACTCAGAGTCTTTAATGAACTTAATATACTTAGGATGAGTAGTAGCATATTTATAAATAGCAGGAGATATTCTAACGCATGCTTGAATATCCTCTGCAGATTTAATATTAAAGAACTCCTTCATATCCAAGAACTCTGCTTTATACTTTTTACACAAAGTCTTAGCTATTTCAGATTTATTTGTAGTAGGCAATCCTATTAATAGAATCATTCTGTAGAACTTGAATCTATTCATATTATAGAAGATATCTTGTTCTGGAAGAATCATAGGAGTTGGATGCTTTTTGATTTGATCAGCAATACCAAAGTTATAATCCTTCATAGGATCTAGCTTGCTTTCATTCATAGATCCAGAATACTCAGTTTCAAAATCATCGTCAAAGTCATCATCTAAGAATTCTTTAAGTTGTTTTTCGTATAACTCAGATACATCCATGCCATAAATCTGAACAGAGAAGTCATCGCAATTTAATTGCCTATCCCTATCTACAGACTTGTATTTATACCAAGCAGTTTCTAACTCATCTCTAGTTTTGTAATCATCAAATAATAATGGATAACCATCATCAATATATTCTTGAGTCCATTTTCTTTTTTGTTCTGGGCTAAAACCATATTCCTCTTTAATAGCAGAATGTGGATAGTATATATCTTTTAATGGATTTAAAGTTGTATTAGTTTTATCTTTAGCATCTACTGCTCTAATATCTACAATAGTTCTAAAGTTTGGAGAATATTCATTATCAAACTTTCTGATATATTTATCAGCACTAGATTCTATTCTAGTAGTCTTTAGTTTTTCTAAATCTTGTTTATCAAGATTAGCCACACCAGAGTATTCATAATCAAGAGTATCTTTATTGATATTTCTTTTTAAGAACCTTGCTTTGTTTTTATAATAAAGAGCTTCATTCTCCATACCAAATAATTTCATAGCTTCATCATCAGCTTCATACCAATTATTTGGAGGCATAGATTGGAATTTGTACCAATCAGCTTCTAGATCTTTTTCATATTTGTAATAGTCTTTAATAATAGCTCCACCATTAGCAGCTACCCATTTTTCTATTTCTTTATATTTAAACTCCCTATCTTGATCTTGGAAGTATCGTTCTGCATTAATAATTCCCATTTTTTAGATCCTTCTTTATATCATACATAAGAGCTTCAATAATTGCTTTCTTATTTTCTAATTGATCGTCTTCAGGACCAAAAGACTCTGAGAAAGTATAATCAGCTGATGCTAATAAACTGACACCGCTAGCAGCAGTTTCATCTGGATTAGAAGGAGTATAAGATCCATCATTCTTTAAACGATCTGTTTGACCTAATTCTCTTTCCATATTATCCGCATCAGAAGATATAATCTTACTAAGTTTCTTTAATTCAACCTTTTCTAAAAGATGATCTATCTTAGCAAAGTTCTCTGTAAGAGAGATATGACCAGTGGCCATTTCATAAATAGATTGTTTCAGTTCTCTAGACTCATAAGGATTATCTAAGATATCATATAAGGTATCAAAGTTCTCTTGAACCTTATCATATTTACAAATATAAACCTCTACTAACTTACCTTCTAAATCTCTATTAGGTCTTGCAACTAGTTTACCATTTTTATCTTTTGTAATATGAGCATCATCTTTATCTAAAGTCGTTGCTAATCCATAACTATCCCATCCATCAGATAGGTCTTTATCATCAATATTATGAAGGAGCATAACATTATTATTTGGAGTAGTACCAACCATAGGGTTCATACTAGCTAAACCCATAGCTTCATCTATCATAAGATTTATTTCCCTCCTGTAAATTAAGTTATTCGTAATTACAAAAATGTCGAGTATAGGAAAATTAAGCCTATACTCATAAGGTTAAGTAAGTAATACATGTGTAAAAGTAGAGGTTTGTAGAAGTATATTAGATATAATACTGAAGGAGGAAAAACATAGAATTTATTTGGAAAAACGAAACGGAAAAACAACTTCTATATTTTAATACTTGGAGAGTAAAACTACCAATCCAGTATATCAAAAAAAGATTTTGGAAATGAATAGACGGTCTATCTGATGGCATGACATTTAAATCAATTTGGATAGCCGATCTAAGTTTGGGTTGGGTATAAGAAATCTTCTTTAATATACTTCTACACTTAAATGTTTTGTCCCCAATAATTTTTAAATTCGCGACATCCAAGTACTTGGAGTATATTTTTTTATAAGTAATACAATTTTGTAAAGAGGCGGTGAATAAATTGGCTAATAGCTTAACTAACACAAATGCTAATATTAGAGACTATCTTCTAGATGTGAATGATCTTAACCAACCAAAGGTTTTAGATCTCAGTGAAATTGAAACTGGCAAGATGAACTCTGCAGCATTATTAATAGTTAGATTATTACTCCTCAAAAAGGGAACCTACCCAGACTATCCAGATTTAGGTATAGATATTCGTGGTAGATACAGATTTGCTTTTGAAGAAGAGCTTATTACTTTAAGACAAGAACTTGAAGAGCAAATGACTCTATACTTACCAGAACTATTACCAGTTGAGGTAGAAGTATCTCTTTATAGACCAAAGGATTCTTTAGATAATAAGATTCTTTTCTCTATAACAATACGAGAAACTAGATTTAGTATCTTGTATAACATTGCTCAAAACACTATCGACGGTTTGATGTCAATGTAAATTTGAATATATTATTTGTAAAGGGGATAGGTAGCTCTATGAGAATATGGGTTCGAATGAAGGACAATCCATCTATTCTTAAACTAATCAAAGAAGAAGACTATAATGAAGAATCGATGATTAGGGAGAAAGAAACCAAGTCTAAACTAGATTCAATATTGAAGTCTGGTAGAGCACCTGGTATTAACACAACGCCTAATGCTGAACCATCATTGCAATATAAAGGAAAGTATGATGAGGGAGCAGTGGCAGATTATCTTGATACTACTTTAGATAGTGCTAAGAAGCGTGCTATCGAAAGAGAAAATACAACTGGCAATGCATTTAAGAAAACCAAAGTACCTATTAGGAGGAAGAAATAAATGGAAGAAGTTAAACAAATATCCTTATCTGAACTTGGTTTGGAAGCAGAAACAACCCCTGCTGAAAAGGCCGCAGCAAATGAAAATGCAGTAGAGGTTACTCCTATTACTGAAGAACAACCACCTGTTGCTACTGTATCTAAAAGTAGCTTAACAGATGCAGTTGAACCTGCAGAAACTCAAGCAGCTAAATCTAGTTTAGCAGAAATTGCTAAGAACACTTCTATCGGTGATGATGGTTTGACTCAATATGGTGAAGTAATTCACAATGTAGATAAAATCGCTAAGAAACCAAGAACAAAACCTGATGATGCTATCAAAAAGAACTTTGATAATTTAGTAGATATGGCAGATCATGAAATTGCTCGTACCAAATCTGAACTCACAGGTCCTGAAGGTCTAATCACTAAAGGTAAGGAAGAGTACGTTAATAATCAATATGAAAAATTAATGGCTCGTGCTAAAAACAATCCTCATCTCGCAGAATTTATTAAAAAGATTGAAGAGATCATTGAGACAGAGCCTCGCTTTGATGGTATTACAGATTACGAACATAAAGGTTATATCTTATTCACTGTAGCTCGTGATAAAACTGTTGAAACTAATAACGATTACTTCGGTATTAAAGAAGAAACTATCAAACGAGTTCCTCGTATGAGTTCTGATGTAGCAAAAGAAGTAGATAGCTTCACAAATGATAAAGAGGAAGAAGATGAATTCTCCTTCTTAGATGATGATACAGTTGAATTAGGAGTTACTCCTAAATCTGTTCTTCCTATTCAAGGTGAAGACGAAGAAATTAAAGAAGAAGCTTCTAAGAAAGAATCTGATGATACTAAAGTAACCAACTCTATGGCTGAAAAAGAAATTAAAGAAGACGTAGATGAAGAAGACGTAAGTTACTCTTCTGCTTTAGCTGAGGAAGAAGATCCAGAAGAAAAAGAATTGATGGCTGACGTAGAATCTGATGAACCAGAATTGACTGAAGAAGAAATTCGTGAACTTAGCCAACAATACAAATCTCAAGTATTGGAAGAATTAAAACTTGAACGCAGTAATGATTTAGATGGGTTCTCCATTTCCAATAAATCTATTAAATTGAAATCTGCTCTTCAAGTAGAACGTTCTTCTTACACAGTAACTTGGGGCTTACAATATACTGGTAAACCAATTGAAATGACTCCTATCTCTGGTGAAGAGTTGCTTCAATTGAATCCTCAAAATACAGATATGACTTCCATTAATGGTCTTCGTACTATTTTCAATATCATGTATCGCCACACTGTAGGTAAGAAACCAGATATTGATACTTGGTTAAAACAAATCTCTGTATATGATTTGGACTGCATGATCTTTGCTATGTATATGGCAAACTTCAAAGACACTAACTACTTATCTTACCAATGCCCTAATAACAAATGTAACAACCTCTTTATCAATAAGAAGGATGTTAAAGATATGGTGGTATATCCTAATGATGAAGTTAAACAACGCTTTGAAGATATCTTGCATAGCCGTCCTGTAAAATCTAAACTTTTCAGAACAAAACCTATCCAAGTATCCAGAGATTATGCATTTAGTTTCTGTACTGAATCTATCTATGGTGATATGATTGAACGTGCTGCATTGACAGATGAGTTTGCATCTAAATATGCTAACGTAGTTCAAATCATGGCTAATATTGATACTATCTACAAAATCGATAACGTAACAAAACAATTATATCCAATCGATTTAGGCGTTGTAGAAGACAGCTTATCCAAAACAGTAATGCGTAAGGTTAAAGCTATTTATGAAATCATGAAGAACTTATCTTCTGATGAACATGCTACTCTTATGGGTGAAGTATACAAAATCACTCGTGTATTTACTGATGATAAGATTACTTATCAAATTCCTTCTACAGAATGTGGTAAGTGTCATACTACTATCGAAGCTACTCCTCAAGGTGCTCTTCAATTGCTTTTCACTCGGGCCTTTTTACCGATCGGGGCGCTTTCTATTCAATAGTAATGACCCTATGTAATTACTATAAAGGCAGATTATCGTTTTCTGAAGCATTCAACTATGACGTTGGGTTTCTAGTGTATCTTCATTTTAGATATATGAAAGAGATACAAAATAAGACGGTACAGAAAGCCAACCAAGCAGAAGAAATGGATTCTATCCTTAAAGGTGATTGATAGGCATAAAGGAGGATTTTATAATTCGATGAATTTAATAGAATTCAGTCAGTTAATTTCCTCTAAAGTTGTAGACGATAAGCTATTCTCTCGAGAGGTAGCATTATACGATATTTTATTAGGTAACTGTAAAAATACTGATATCTTGGATATTAATATTTCTGAGTGTGATAGTATTTTTACAGTAACCTTATTATCAGATGAATTGGCTCATACTATAGAGGAGCGATTGGATAACCAGATTATTCCTGGAGCATTCCAACCGCTATATAAGATATCCTTGGAGTCTAATAAGAATATCTTAAAATTCAAATTAATAGATTTCTAAACTTAATCAAATAGAACTCCCATCTAGCACTAATGGCTAGATGGGAACTATTAATTAAATTTGAATTTATTATACTTATGGAGGATGCTTTAAATGAATAATGATGTAGTAGAATTCTATGCATTAGATGAAGCTTCTAATGATGGAAAAACCAAGCATCTTAAATTATCTCCACTTAACGTCGCTAACTTTATTAAAGTAAATGACTTAAAAGAGATTACAAGCCCAATGTCTTTCTCTAGAGGCAATCTTCCAGATAAAGACGGCTTGTTTTCTAATGAAATTTTTGGTATTACCAAAGAAGATAGAAGTAGTATCTTCGCTTATGTAAATCTAGCAGGAGAAACATTCTTACACCCACTTGCTTACAAGATTTGGTCAAGATTAGATTCTAATATTAAACTATGTGCTCAAGAGGCAGATAATTTTGTATTAGATAAAGAAACTGGTAAATTAAAATCAGATCCTGAAGGTGAAACTGGAATTGAGTTCTTAAGAAAAGTAATTAAAGTAATCGATTTTAAAAGAACGGATTCCGCTAAACGTGGTGTTAAGATTGACTTCCTAGAAAAATACAGAGATAAACTTTTTATCAAAGATTGTGTAGTAATCCCAGTAGGTTATCGTGATATCAATACCGATAAAGATTCCAGAACTAGTGTTGGTGAGATTAACCAATTATATGGTAAAATTCTTAGAGACGTTCAAGCATTAAAGAATAGTAATGAGTATGGTTTGACCCTTAATGGTCAAACTAGATGGCGTATTCAAGAGAATTTAGCTGCCATCTATGACTGGTTAGTATTTGGTAGATACGAGGGTAAAGATGCTCAAGCATCTGGCCTTTCTAGAAAAATGGGTCTTATTAGACGTGCTGGTATGAAGAAGTCCTTTGACTGGGGTGCTCGTCTAGTTATCTGTACTCAAAATCTAAGAAAAGAATCTATTGCTGATATCGATATAGATATTGATAGTATTGGTCTGCCAATCGCTGCATTATGTGCCAACTTCTTCCCTTATATGCTTTATTGGATTAGACGTTGGTTTGAAAATAATATCAGTGACCAAATGGATATGCTGGTAACAAATCTAAAAACAAAAGAGATTACTAGAAATAGAGTCCAAGATTGGCAAATGGTCTATTCTGATGAACGTATCAAAAAAGAACTAGATAGATTTATGCATGGTATGAGTAATCGATTTATTCCTATCGAAGCTCCTATTGATACAACTGGTATGAAGATACCTAAAGGAATGAAACCTTATCTAAGATATAAAGGTTATATGGTAGATGATGTTAAGGCTGCTGAAAATCTTATTTCCACAAATAAGGTAGACAGTCTTCCTATCAATGAACGTCCTTTAACTTGGTGTGACTTAATCTACATGGCGGCACTAGATATTACTAAAGATAAGATGACTCTTATTACTCGTTTCCCAATCGATAGTTATTGGAACCAATATGCTGCTAAGATTAAAGTTATCTCTACTATTCAAACTGAACCTATGATTATTAATGGTAAACTTTATAAAGAATATCCTAAGATCAGAGCAGAAGATTTGAATACAAATACTACTAATAAATTTATTGATGTAGCATTACCAAATAACGTTCGTTTGGATTCTATCGGTGGTGACTATGATGGCGATACAGTATCTTCTAAAACACCATTCTCTATCGAAGCGAATGAAGAATTATATAAACTTATTTCATCTAAACGTCACTATATCTCTATGGGTGGCGTAAATGAAATGACCACTTCTAAAGAAGGTAAACAGGCTTTATATGACCTTACTAAAACACTTCCAGATGATGCAAAAACTTTAAATAAAGCAGAGTTTAAAACCAAACCTAAATATTTGAAGTAACTATGATTTTATCTTCACAAACATTGATGTAATCATAGCCTATGCAATCGAACGGGAGGATTAAATAGTATGGGAAAGTTTATACCTATTATTGAAGTATATAATAGAAAGACTAATCTAGAGTTTCAACCTATGAGGAATAGATCCTATCCATTATATGAAACTTATAAAACTAATTACAATTTTGAAAATATCAAAGAGTCTGTCTATGCATGGCAATCTTTCTCTGATAATACAAGCAATAATTTTAACAAGGTTTTAGAATTATTCGAGTACGTCTCAAAAGAGGGGACTCAATCTCAATTAGAAGAAATGACTTCTATTGTTAATAGAGATATTATCCCATACGTCAAATCCCCTGCAATTTTTAAGAATTCTATTCTTAAAACAAAAAGAGGGCTTGATGAAACTGTAGCTATTGAGTGTTTGGATTCTGTATTAGAAAGAATTCATGAACAAACAGAATGTGATAGATTATTAAGAAATCTATCTACTATATCTAAGAGATTTAATATAGATAAGATCATCAAGAATAATATCTTGTATGAAGATGCTGTTCCTGATACTATCTATAAAGTATGCTCTCTAATCGATACATATACTATGGATTTTAAAACTAAGTATTGTATTGCTTTAGAGACTTGCTTATACTCTGTTTCTAAATATGCTGGAGATATGATATCTAGATCTGATATTGTTGAAAATGTTACTAACTACTTCCTTATGAATGGTGGTACAAATGATATCAATAAATTCTTAGATAAAGTATCAGAAGCTGTTAAGAAAGATAACTTTATTAATCTCTCTGAAGACACATCTTATATCAACAGATTACAACGACTTCATGCAGAGATGATTAGTGAAGATAATATAGATTTAGACAAACTTGTTAGCGATAACTATGCCAAGACTTCGGCGTATGGCTTGGCAGAAGCTATGGAACAGATGTCTATAGTTACAGAAGCATTAGAGAAACTTTGTGAAGATGATACCTTAGATAAGATTCATGATATCGTTACAAAGGTTAAAATGGCTCCAGTGAAAACTAATGCTATGACTAAAGAAGCTATTAGATCTATTCTAGTTACTTCTAGATTACAAGACTTAAATAAAGGTACTAGGAATTCTTTATCTCTTGTATTCTATACAGTCATTGTAGCTGGTGCATTAGCAGTTAATGTTGTCGGTGGATTATTTGCAGGTATTACTGCTTATATTATGCATAAGCATATGAATAAGGAATATCTCAAAGAATCTATTCAGGAATGGAAAGAGCATAAGTATTCTGTTACTAGGAAACTTAAAGAAGAAACCGATCCTGAAAAGAAACGTAAACTGGAAACTTATTTAGAAGAAGTTGATAAGAGTATCGAAACTTTAGAGAATGAGTATGAAAAGCTTAGAGATAAGACTATGGAAGAAATAAATAGTACTCAAGATAAACGGGAAGTATCTCCTGATTATAATGGTAGCAGTTCCTTAGTAAATCCTTTAGGTAAAGAAACTCCTCAAGCTAAGTTTGGTGCAGATAAATCTTTGATCAATTCCTTCTATAAGAAAGATGAAACCAAACCAGTTTTATCTAATGACGATAGTTCATCTAAGTCTAAAGATGATGACGATGATGATTTTGATGACTTCGATTATTAATGGAGGTATATTAGATGAACTTATTTGAGCGTTTGATCTTACAAGAAGCTCCTAATCCTCCTCAACCTAATCCTGAAGAAGAAGGTCAACAACCTCCTAATTTTGTTGATGGCCCTGAAGCTCAGGAATCTGCTCCAGAAGATCCTAATGCAGGACAACCTGAAGATGCTCCTCCTCAAGATGGTGGCGGAGAAGCTCCAGATCAACCTGATATGAATATGGGTGGTGGAGAAGAACCAGCTCCTGAAGAAGGTGAAGGTGGGGAAGGAGAAGAGGGTTCTGAAGATGGCGATATGGAAGGCGGAGAAGAAGGTGGAGACGAAGGACTAGAAGGTCCTGAAGATCAACAACAAGCTGATGACTTTTCATCTGATGAACAAGAAGTTTTCTCTGATCTAAAACCTGAACAAATGGCAGTAAAACATAAAGAGCTTAAAAAACAATTTAAGAACTTTAATGATACTATCTTTAGTGCCATTGATAAGATTAATAATATCTCTCATGCTTCATATGATGATTCTCTATTAAGCTTTATTTCTCGTAAGCTATTAGAGTTGAAAGATATGAGTAGAGATTACTTGCTTGATGTATATGATACAAAGAGCTATATAGAAAACCAAATTCAATTACAGAAGATGGTTACAACTTTTAATTATATTACTAATCTTCTTTCTAATATCAAACAAAATAGAGAAGCAGAGTATGTAAGATCTGCTAAGGAAAATGATAAGAACAATAATATACGTTCTGAAGACTATCCATATTTATTTGTAAAAGATATTGAATTAGATTAAAAAATTAAAAAGATACAAATTATATATACAAACATATTGGTAAATCTATAGATGCCTCCATTCCCCTTGTTTTGCAAGGGTTAGCCAGGGGTGTCTTACCTTCATAGATTTAATTAAATTTAATTAGATTTTTTGCCATTTTTAGAAAAACACAATTTATGCATAAATGGCTCTTTCTCAAAAAGGAGGAAATAAAACATGGCAGTAGTTGGCAATCCAACTGGTAAAAATGATTCCATCCTTCGCGGTTATGAACAAGATAGCATGCATGGCATTGCTAGTCAATTTGCTCAAATCGCGAAAGCTGGCTTAAGCGAACAAGTAGACTTATATAGCGAACCTCGCAAATTCTTTATGAGCGATACTTTGAACAGCGAAATGCGTAACTTCTTCGTTGAAAACGCTTTTGATAAACAAGATCCTAAATTCTCTTCTATCGATGCTGTAAACGAAGAATATGGTATGCTTAATGCTTTATACCAAAACGACGTTAAAGGTATTTGCGAAGCTGCTCCTCTTGGTGCTTATAACCCAGTTGTTGGTATCACATTCCCTATGCACAAAAACTTGTTGATGACAACTGTATTCGACAAAGGTGCTATTCCTAAGGACGTAGCTGATACTCCTCAATTCACACTTTCCATGGAAACTCGTACTATGTACAGTCCAGATGGTCGTGAAATCGATATGTTCTTGGAACAAAACAAAATTAAAGATGTTATCGAACGTGCAGTTCCTCATAAAGACATCGTAATCATGCTTCCAGAAGATCAAGAAACTGACGTTCTTGCTCTATTGGGTGCTACTAATAAAACTGTAGCTAACGTTTCCCGTTCTTCCAAAGTAACTAAATTGTTGGTTAAAGACGTTTACGTTGCTAAAGGCGAAGAAAAATATGACGCTACTACAAAAGAAATCGTAGTGGAAACTGCTGGTGCTGTAGGCACTAAAGTTATCACTGTTGAACCAGTTAAATTCGTTGCTGCATACGGCCAATATGATCGTACTTTCCAAAAACGTATTGACTTAATCGTTCCTACTGATAACGCTGGCGCTACTCGTAAAGAAATTTTCCAATTCGCTGGTTCTATGCATAAAAACCGCTTCACATTCATGGCATCTTCTGCTAACATCGTGGGCGTAGTATTATCTGCAGCATTGGATGTATCTTCCGCAGCGTATGAAACTCCTAAAGTTAAATGGTCCAGCCGTACTGATTACTTCGAAATTCCAGAAGCACCTCATATGACTGTAACTATTTCTCCAGAAGAAACAAAAGACATTCAAGCAATGTACAATGTTAACCAATTGACAAAAATCATGTCTATGATTAAATTGTCTATTCTTAACTACAAAGATGACAAAATCTTGGAAAACTTGGATGACTCCTTCTTGAATCTTCCTGCAACTTCCAAAGTTACTGGTGCATTCAACTTCGTACCACCAGATAACTTCTTGGGTTCCCATGTAACTTGGAGATACGAAACATTCATGGATTACCTTGATACTCAAATCACTACAATGCTTCAAGTATTGAATGATGAAAACATGACAGTATCTATCTTTGGTCGTCCTGAATTGATTCGTAAAATCACTCCTAAAGAATATACATACACAACTCCTCCTAGCATTGGTCCAGTTATCTTGGATTACAAGAAAACTGTAAAAACTAGTGATAACCGTGTATACCAATTCATTAGCTCCAACAAAATGCGTAATGATAACAACCTTATCATTATTTTGAACCCTCGTAACACTAACCGTGTTATTTACAAAATCTTCGATTACCAATTATACGTTGGTAACGAAATCCGCGACACTGCAAACTATCAATTGCCAGCAGTAACTGCGTTCGAACGTTTCTTATTCGTTCAATATCAACCAGTTCAAGGTCGTATTCAAATCGTTAACCCAACAGGTCTTGTTGAAGATATCGAAAACAAAACTCCTGTAAGCAAAGATCGTGCTATGAACGACTACACTGCTAACAAAATTACTTATACTCATGATGCTAAAGGCAACGGTGTATATGTAGACCATACTGCAGAATTACCTGGTACTGCTCGTTCTGTAATCTATCCTGATGGCAAAGCTCCTGGCGTTCCTCAAGATGGTATTGCAGATCAAAACTATGCATACCCATCCCCTAACTATGCAGTAACTGATCCTAAAAACTAATCTAATTAGTTAGATCAGAAAAAAAATAAACTTTAATAGATCTTAGAGAAAAGATCTTAAAATTATTTTCAAGCTTTTGAAAATCCGATGACAACTCCCCATAGACCGTAGTGGTCTATGGGGCTGATTGTGTCTAATTCTTTTAAGGCCATTTGATCATATGTTTTCTACTTGTAAAACTTTTCTTTTTGCTTATACTATTAAGCTCATCAGATGCATATTTCAATTCTTTTTCTAATTCTGGAAATACATAGGTATCAAACTTTCTATCTTTAGATTCTTTTATACCATCTAAATCTTCTTCTAATCCTTCTCCATTGCCTAGATAAGTATAATTGAATACTCCTACCAGATCTTTTCTATAAGCACAGAAGTTATATGAGATAACGGTTTTAATAAAGTTCTTTAAAGAGTTTACATCTCCTCTTAGAGCTATATCCCCACAATTCTCCTTATATGAGGTATAACTGTTTATATTTTCTACCTTATATGCTTCTATATCCTTTTCAAACCCAGTATCATCTTTGAAGTATAGGGTCTTATAGTTTGTAATAAGAATTGTATTAGTTAGCATCTTGCCAAACAAATCGATTATAGGAACTAAACTATTAATTCTATCTAATCCTGTAAGTTTCTTTAGATCAAATAGTTTTATATTATCATATAACTCTTGGCCATCTAATTTTAATAAAGTATCATGGTTTTTACTCTTTGGATCCTTGATAATGATATAGGCTGTTAATTCATTACATCTATTCAAATCTATATAATCTAGCATCGAATAAATTCTTTTAACTTTTTCCATTGTTATCACCTCTTATTAATATATCATTGCTATAGTATATAAGTAAAAAAAAAATAAAGTGAAATTGCGACTACGTTTCTCGTAGTAAGCTCTGTCTATAGATCCTCCTTCCTCTTCGTACTGTCTCTTATACAACACTCCGAGCCCACGAGACAAGAGGCAATCTCGTAAGCCGTCTTCTGCTTGACAAAAAAAAACAAAAAAATCAAA